TGCCCTCTTTTACAGGAAGCGCACATTACCATCGGTCATATTATCGTTGATGTGGTTGAGCGGGCTTTGGGGCTATGTAGATGGATGTAGGAATATTTCAGATTTTTTGTGAGGGCAAAGATAGGCATATGAGTAATATTAATAGACGGGAATGGGAAGTAAAACTAGGCAGACTTTCGGATGACTTGTTGATGGAAATGGCAAGGGAGCAAAATATCGACACTTCGTTTATGTTGACAGCGCTTGCTCCTCGTTACGCCTTAATTACTGCTATCATTGATGCTAAAGGGAATAAGTTTGTCTCTTTTAGGGATCGTATTGTGACCAAGCATGCAAATACCCAGATGGAATAATCTCAAAAACCAATATACTGCATGGCGTTCGCGTCGGCTTCAGTGGAAAGTTGCCAAAGCGGAGGCGAAAGCAAAGCAAAGCCGATATAAGGCGGATGCCGCCCGCTATGAAGGTATCGCCCGTGGGCAGTGGGTGGCGAAAGAGGTCAAGATTGAGAATCGGGTTCAGAAGCCGAAGAAAGATTCTACTGAACAGGAATTTCTTGAGACCTATGGCACGGGGGTATGGGTATATGCTGCATGCAATGCCATTGCGGAGAAGTTAGCAAGCGTTCAACCGCAACTTGTTGACGGCGATAATGAAGTTCAGGATGCCGATGAGATACTACGTCGCATTCAGAAACCGAATCCGCATCTTACTCAATATGGGTTGTTTGAATTGACACAACTCTGGAGGGATTTAGCAGGAATTGCCTACTGGCATGTCCCTAAAGATGAACCGGGAATATTCCCCCTGCGCCCTACTCGAATGGCGATAGTTCCGGGGAATGGCGGGGTCGCCGGGTATGCGTATAAGAAGAAGGGCTTTGACAGGCGAATAACGAAAAGCGGCTTCAAGAGCGAAATGATAACCCGTGATGATTTTGAATATACGATGGCGGTACACAAGGGGGAAGAACCAGTGCGGACAATCAAAGGGATTAATAAAAATGAATGGATACCCTTTGATGCAGACGAGGTTATTGACTTCAAATATGCGCATCCCTACAACGATTTCTATGGAATGAGTCCCTTGCAGCCATTGATTCTCTCGCTTGAGACTGAGTTATACGCCCGTTCATGGAACAAACGCTTTTTTGAAAATGGGGCGGTTCCATTAGGAATCATGATTGTCCCTGAAACGATAGACCCGGATGAATTTAAGACCTTACAGGAAGAATGGGACAAAAAGCATGGCGGGGTTAAAAAATCCAATAAGATAGGATGGTTAAATCATGAAATAGAATTTAAAGAGATTGAACTTGGTCCTAAAGATGTGGAGTTTCTTAATCTTATCAGAATGACCAGAGAGGATACACTTGCCGTTCTGAATGTCCCTCCAGTTATGGTGGGCATCTATGAATTTGCGAACACAACCAGCCGCTCTGCAGGGGTTAAGGAGCAGCGCCAGATATTCTGGCAAGACTGCATTATTCCTAAACTCAGGGGTATTTATGACAGCCTGAACCTGCATTTTTATCCCGAAGGCGATATTAAGTTAGCCCCTGGCTTGACCGACATTGATGCCCTGCAACCCGAATGGACGGAGGTTGCGAAGGGGGCGAAGGATGCGATGTTTGGTGGGTTGGCGGTTGAAGAGGTCAGAGAGATATTTTGGAAGAAGACGGGACCGCCGCCTGGTGAGATTTACCTACCATCAACCATAACGCCCACCGGTGATATTGAGGAGGCTGAAGAGAGAGGAACATCGTATCGGTTGATAAATCTAAAAAAAAAACTAAAGGCGGAAGTGGAACGGACGGCGCTCTGGAAATCATATATTAAGCAGATAATGCCTCTTGAGAACAATCTTTTCGACTGGCTTAAAAAGTTGTTTGGAGAACAGGAGAAGAGGACGCTTGCGAACCTTGACGAATTATGGAAATTGGATGCCCCCGTTGGAGTTCAAAAGGGGCGGGAAGATATTCTCAACCTGTTTGATTTCAATACGGAAGTGGGGGAATTCTCCGAAGGCGCAAGGGTCAAATTCATTGATTTGATGTCCGAACATGCACAGGACATTCTGGGTGACTTGGGTGTCTCAATGACTTTCAACATCAGTGATGTTCGAGTACAGAGCGCCCTGCAGAATCTGTCGTTTACCTTTGCCGATTTGGTGAACCGTACAACACAGGAACAATTACGAATTACCTTGAGCGAAGCAATATCCGAAGGTGAGGGCATTGGCAAGATAAAGAAGCGAGTGCAGGAAGTTTTCAAGGATACGGTGCGAGGCGAAGCCCCCAGAGCGAGGATGATAGCTCGGACGGAAATCATTTCAGTGACGAATGCAGGAACGAAGGAGGCTTATCGTCAGTCGGGAGTTGTCAAAGAGAAGGAATGGTTGTCAAGTAGAGACAATCGAGTAAGAGAGACACACGCCGCCGCTGATGGTCAGCAGGTAGCACTTGATAAAGCGTTTTCTGTTGGTGGAACATCGCTTGATTATCCAGGTGACCCGAACGCCCCGCCACAGGAGAGGATAAATTGTAGATGTACGATGTTGGCTGTTTTGAAGGAATAAACGGAGCGATGTAGATGGAGGTATCTGTAGAATGAATTTAGCTGATAGAATCAAAACCCAGACGGGGCTTTCTCCTGAAGATGCGTTAGAGCAGGGAAAATATATCATCAAGGCAACCCGCAAGATAAAGGGGATTGACGAAGAAAAGAACCAGATAACGATAACGATAAATGACAATTCGGTTGACCGTGATGGTGATATTGTTAAGCCTTCTTCATTTAAAGGCCATCTTGATTGGTACTTGGACAATCCTGTGGTTCTTTTTGCGCATAATCATAGGGAGCCGCCCATTGCTAAAATGGTTGATTATACTCTGACTGATGATAAATTTGTAGCGGTTGACCAGTTTGCTGTTGATGAATATGAATTTGCTGCTACCTGCTGGAAACTCTGCGCCGGTGGATATATGAAATCAGCTTCAGTCGGATTTATTCCAGAGGGATGGGAAGACCCACAGGACGATGATAGGCCGTCGGGCTTGGAAGGGATAATTTATACCAAGTGCGAACTTCTTGAGCATTCCATCCTTCCTATTGGTAGTAACCGCAATGCCCTCATAAAGATATATCAGAAGACTAAGGGGCATTGGGATCCAGTAGTCTCAAAGATGATTGAGAAACTCATCGAACAGCCTCTAAAATTGAAATGCGGGCATAAGGTGGTTTATGATGCCGATGGTAATGTAATTGAACCGTGTCCAATCTGTGATGGAATGCCCCAAAGTTGGTCAGCGGTGAAGGATACTTCCATCCTTACAACGCCAGCGGAGATTTTGGCATGGACAACGGGCATAGGCACATATTCAACTAACGGAAGCAATAAAGCAGAAAATGATAAAGTAGCCCCGAATGGCACTTTTGACGCTGCCGAAGAGGAGGAGGATGATAAAATGCAGTCAGAGAAGGAAGAGAAAGAAGCGATTAGTATTACCAATTTTGAAAAAGCGATAGAAGCGTTGGAGGCGACACAGGCGACGATAGGTGAGATATTTGGTGGGATAAGAGACTTGCTGACTGGTATAAAGGAAAATATTCAAGGAGAGCAGGTTGAGCCTCTCTCCGCTGAATCTGACGAAGACGACACACACTTAGAAACGACAGAAGAGCCGAACAAGGAAGAAGAATTAGAGCCGGATGAATCGGTGGAAACAGGGGAGACTGCTGAAGAGACCACAGGGGAGACGGAAAACTCATCCGGGGATGATGACAGGGTTGCACATTTGATGGCGTCAGTTGAGGAACTCAAGAGCAAATTGGAGGAGTAAAAAGAGTTTGGGGGAGTACAAATACCGGAGGGAGGCCGGCATGTGGTAGGTGAAAGTAGATGCCGGACATAACTGTAGAGCAATTCACAACCATCGAACAGACAATCAGCACGTTGAATGAAAGATTAGATGGTTTGAAGGGCATGGCAGAGAGGATGGAGGCTGTTGAGAAACAGCTTGAGGATGCGCAGAGAATTATTGCGGTAAACAAAAAAAGGGACATCTCGCATTACAATGAAGAAGAGGCTTGGGGCGTAAAGAGCGTTTTGGATATTCCCGAAGGGTTGACTGCAAAGGGAGTGCATGAAAATGTCGTCGTTAAATCTCCTGGCGATAGCGAAATCATCAAGGGATTTCAAACGATAAATGATGATGTTTTTATCCTGGCGAGGTTATTGGGAAAAGATGTTGGCGAATTGGCCTATTGGGATAAGCCTCATCGACAATTGACCGGGCTGACCCCCAGGCAATTTACAGAAAAGACAGGATTGGGAAAAGCCTTGAATACGGCAAATGGCTCCGGAGGAAACTGGGTTCCCCAAGGCTGGGGCGATGAAATGCTGACGGATTACCGGCAACAACTCTTGGTTGAAGATGTGTTTCAATCGTTTGATATGCCACAAGACCCATTCAATTATCCGTTCCAGGATGCTGGTGGCATCACGATTTATCTGCGACAGGAACCGACGGAAGATGAAGCCAGCAAGATAACAGCGAGCCAGCCGTCAGATGATAACATTCAATTCAGCACGATTGAATTGGCTGCAAGAATCGTATATAGTCGGAAGTTGGAAGAGGATGCACTGACATTTTGGCTGCCGGAGTTGAAAAAAGGGATTACTCGCAGAATGGCGGAAGCAATGGAAGATGCCATTGAAAATGGCGATGTAACGGCTACTCACATGGATTCCGATGTTGTTTTGGGTAGAGACCATCGTAAGGCGTGGAAAGGGCTGCGAAAGTGGGCGAATGTCGAATCAACCGAATACGACGTGACAACCGGTGATTCGTCATTCCAGGCGAGTTCTGGAATGCAGGTGCAGGCGAAGATGACAGGTGGCTATGGTGTGCCTTCGGCAGAAGGTTGTTGGATAATTGGAAACACTCCGTACATCAAGGCAAGAGCCTTTGACGAATTTGAAACCTTTGACAAAGCTGGTGCCCGAGCGACGATTTTCAGCGGACAGATAGCTATGTGGTATGGTTGGCCGGTGATTGTATCCCCGAAGATCCGAGAAGATTTGAATTCATCTGGTGTCTATCAATCTGGTCAAACAAAAAGTGAATTCCTCGGTGTTCATCATCCATCTTTCCGAATCGGTTATCGGCGAGAAGAGGATATAGAAACCGATAGGGACATTGAAACCGGACAAAATATCATCGTGGCGACTATGCGGGCGCATTTCAGAGCTACACGACCGACTGGTCAGAAGATTGTTGCCGCAGGCATAAATGTTTAAGCCAATATAAGGAGGTTTAATTCTTATGGCACTCCCACAAGGATACTTAGCGACAAGCAATCAAGTAAGCATAGGTGAAGCGACGGCGGTGACTTTGGCAACAAGCGCGTCAAGTTGGTATGCGATATTAAAAGCCGACAGGGATATTGAGGTAAAACAGGCTGGTTTTTACATTGGTTATCCGACGGTTCAAGATGCAGCAGCGCCAGCGTCGTCATATACCAAAGTGGAACTATGGAATATTACCCAAGCGACCAAGATAGCGGAGTCATCCGTTCTCGGTCAAGGATACGCAACGCAGATACTTCCGGGAGGATATGTGACCATCGCAACTGAAGCAGGGATTGATGATTTAGGTAACTCCGAGGCATCGGCGAACGATGTTATCGGACTGAAATTTTCATTTACCAATAAGGGTGCGACTGCGGGGTTCCCCGATGCGGTAGCTCACATTAGGTATTCGGTTATAGATTAAACTTTTGGGGAGGAAAGCATGTCACGATTTTTTAGATTAGAAGCCAAGCATCATAATTGCATAAAATGGACATTGCGACAAGGGGAGATTACACCAGCCGTTGATGACAGGACTGCCACTCAAATCGAAGCCTTCCCTACCGATTTTTGGACTGAGGTTTTCAAATGTCAATCATGCGAGAGGTATGTCGAGATTGAAGAATCGCAATGCCTCTCTTGTCGCAGTCAGGTTGATATGTCCCAATCAGTGAAAGATTTGCTACCCATTTTAAAGCAGTTGAAAAGTGACTTGGGTAGTGACTGGGATGCCACAAGGCAACAACTCTATGAGAAGGAAGAGCAAGGCGAAAATCGTGATACAATCCTCAACTTTTTGAAGGAGTAATAGAGAATGGCAGCGGGGAGATGGGGCACTGGGAAAGAGGGCACTGGGGAAATGGAGCAATGGGGC